ATGGGTGGTGTTACCCCTTTTTTTGGGTCTGAAATTAAAAAATATTCGTTCGGCAATCCGATTCTGCTTTGCTTGCCAATCAGCCCTAAAGCGACCAGCTCGTTAATGGCTTTCTGAACCGTTTCTTCTTTCCTGATTCCGGTAAATTTTTGAATCTGAGAAATCGAAAGACTGTCATGCGTTTTCTGCCAACCCCTTGTTTTCCGAACAATCAAGATGTAGCATTTAAGGGCGTTCCCGCTCATTTGCGACAGGTATTCATCGATAACCGAGTTTGCAATCTGAAAACTGTTTGGGATAAATTCATTCATGGTTCGATTCCTGACCTGGCTATTGAGTAATGGGCAACCGGATTTTTACAGTTGCCGACCTTGTAACGCGGTTTGTTAAATTCAAATCCGAGGTTTTCCAAATCCGTGATTCGTGCGGCAAGCTGGGTAATATCCAGCTTTGCGTAAGCCTCGTATGACGTGATGTGTCCGTTTTGTCGGATGTAATCAATGATTCGCTTGCATTGAGTTCTTTTTTCGTTCATAATCGCCTTTCGTCTTACCTGAATCGTTTCCTCGCAATTCAGGGGAATTGCCCGCCTCGTGCGGGCTTTTCTTCTTTATTCTTGGGGTACGTTATCCATTGACATGATGATTCGCGTGTTCAAAATAGCGAGGTATGAATCCATCGCCTTTTCCTGCTCGACCAACAAATTACGGTCTTCTTCGGCAAGGCTTTGGAATTGCTCTGACTGAATGAATCCGCGCAGTTTCCCCAATCGCTCTTCGAGTTACACATATTCGATTGTCAGGCGGTATTTGAACGTTTCGGAAACCCGATAGGCTTCTTCAAACTGTTTCTTTGGCGACCATGAAACGTAGCCGTTAAATTCCTTGATGTTCGGCTCGCCGTTCGGATAAACGACCAAGTAACCATCATCGGCGGGATTTTCGTTTTCCGGCACCTGCCAGCCGCGCAATGCGTTGTAATCGCCGCGATTCATCGGCGTTGCCTGCACTTCTTTTGTTCCGATGTACTGCTTCATTTTCTTTCCCTTCTGATAAATTGCGGATGTATAATCCATTAAAAAATAGTTACTTATAAAAATAAATCAGGGCGGATTTCTTCCCGTTTAACCCCTGTCAATTCTTCAATTTTCTTTGCGTTTACAGCCGTTACCTTTGCACGACCATTCACATAACTGCTGATAAGTTGCTTCGACACGCCAAGCGAATCAGCCATTTTTTGCTGACTGCCAAGTATCGAAACCGCCTTTTTAATCGCTTCCATAGTCAAACTCCTTTTTACATAAGTATAAAAAAACAATACATGAAAGTCAAATATATTTATTCCTGCGAAGTCCAGTTTTTTTATACAATTTGCAAAGGAGTATGAAATGACTAAAGAACAAATAAACTTATCCGAATGGGTTTTGGCTGCTCGTGAATATGCGGGGACTGAAATGACCCAAGAAAAATTAGCGGAACATCTTGGAAGAACGAAAGCAAATGTGTCAGCAATGGAAAACGGACGTTCAAAGCCATCGTTTGAGCAAATGATGGAGATACACAGGGTAACGGGATATCCTTTGCCATATCAGCAAAGTGCAGGAAGAGACCTTATTAATGGCAATCAGACAAATACCAGCTACACCCTAAATCAAAATTCTGTAAGCGAGCCAACAAAAGAAGAGCTTGGTGACGCAGACAAGCACTTTTTAAAATCAATGCCGCTTTTGGATATTGATATAGCTGTTCGCCATCTCGCTAACCCTGATAAGGACAGGACGCAAATTCAGGGGAATGGGGACAGGGCAGCAACATTTATTCCACACTCGGGGAATACCGTTGGCGTCCGCATGGCTGATGATGTGGAGTTTGCAGGGATAAAACGTGGTGACATACTGATAGTGGAGCCGAATATCCCGCCAAGAGATAAAGACTTGGTGCTTATTTGTATCGACAATACGGGCTACCAGCGCGGCATGGTGGGCAGGTTGTCCATTGCGATTGATGGGACGCATACCTTTATCTACGATGGCGGATCAGGCGTTCCGCTGCCTGATGGTGCGTTTATTGCCGGAGTAGTCGTAGAGGTTAAGCGCAGGCTGATACCAACGGACATCTTATTAAGCCGACTTGACCCTGATTACAAACCTAAAATAAAAAGGGATGGAATAGAATGACGCAAGACCAAATTGCAATGACTGTTTTTATTGCCGCCGGCGGCACCATTGCGTTTTTTATTGGAAAATTCAAAATAGCCGAATGGAAGTCAAATCGAGAGACTAAACAAATGAAACAAGAAACAACTAAAGATAAGTTGGATGTCAACGGCGGTGGCTGCCTGATTATGGCGGTTGTCTTGTTGTTTGGGTTATTTCAGATATTTATAGGACTTGTAGGCATTGAAGATGAATTTGGATTTTGGTGGATGATTGCCGCTAGTGCCGCCTTATTTATAGCAAGGCTAACCTTTCCAATCTCAATCGGCGTTTTCTATTACGCCGTCAATCAATGGGATTGGGATTGGTACTGGGCAGCATTATTCGCTTTTCCAATGGTAGCCTTACAGGTTATTGCATATTCCGCAGACGCAATAACATCGGTAATGAAAATGTTTCGCAACAGATGATTTTAAATCCACTTGCCAATCATAGATTGGTTATTTGATTATAGCCCGACATAGCCCGCCCGCTTTAATGGTGGGCTATTTTTATTGGAAGTATTCCCTATGCAAAACCGCCCTATATGGGCGGTTTTTTACGCCTGTATAAAATTAATTTCATTTAAAAACAATAAAGTATAAAAATTAAACACTTTAAAGACTAAATATATTTGACTTTAAGTATAAAAAGATTATACTACACACATCGAAGCAGCAAACGGACTGACGAAAAAGGTCAGGTAACAATACCGCTGCAATGTTCTTTAAAAATCAGGAAACGCAGTAACCGCCCTTCAGGTAGGCGAAAGCCGATAGGAAGACATCGAGAGATGGGGGAAGTCGAACAAACGGTTACAGGCAGGCGGGAAGCCGAAAAGACAATAACCCGCAGCGTAAATTTTTAATTTAAGAAAGGAAACAAAATGGAAGTTAAAAAATTTGAAGTAAAAAGCCCCTCTGATTTGCTGGCGATGTTTGTGGATATTTTGGCAAGCGCAGAAAGCAAACAACAGGCAGAAGAAGAGCCTTTGCCGCCTGTAACAGTTACAGAGGCGAAAGGCATTAATGACTTTGCCATCGGCAAAGAAGTGATTATCCGCACTTACTCGGCAGGCGTTTGGTTTGGGGTATTGAGCCAAAAAGCAGGCAATGAAGTGATTCTGACGAAAGCGCGCCGCATGTACAAATGGTGGGCTAAAGAATCAATCAGCCTATCAGGTGTCGCACGGCACGGAATCAAGCAAGAAGATAGCAAAATTTGCGGTGAGCTTGATTCGGTATGGCTTGAAGCGATTGAGATTATTACGGTATCAGGTAACGCTGCTGAATCAATTCGTACCGCGCTAGAGGTTGCCCAATCATGAGCTACCTAGATAAAACTATTGGCGACGGCTACGGCGACGGCTACG